AAATGTTGCGCTACCGTGCAGCGTCTTTCTGGAGTCGCGCTTATGCTTCTGACTTGAGCCTTGGATTCTACACTCAGTGCGAGGTTCGTGACTTTGCCGAGCCACCACGAAATGTTACCCCGACAAGTCCGATTACTGGCATTAAGAAGATTGAGCCAGAGCCAGAGCCAGAGCCAGAACCAGAGCCAGAGGTTATTGAGGTTGCAAACGCAGATGTTCTTTGGGGTGATCCAGAGCCAGTTAAAGAACCAACCAAGCCAGAACGCAGAAAGAGTTTGCAACAACTAATTGACGAATCAGAATAAGAATAAAGCCATGGAAGAAGAAGAAATATACTACACGCCGAATCTGTTACCATCAAAGTATTACATGATGATCTGGCGGGGGGATCGAATCGACCAGTTTAACCTTGACAACAACCTTTGCCACGAAACAAAAGAGGAAGCTATCAAACATTCAGAAGCACTACTTACTAAAAAACCATGAAAGAAATAACACTAGGATTACACCGAGGGATGGGGCAGGAATACTACGATATTACCGCCACTCCAGAGAACCTTAAAGCACCCGTAAGCAAGAGCTTGCTTTGGCAGTTCAACAAATCACCCTACAAGTGGTTTAACGGGTCTAAGTTTGAGGTTACTGACCGCATGAACTTTGGTAGTTTTGTCCATGCCTTGTGCTTAACGCCAGACGTAGTTGATAATCAGTTCAGCCTGTCAAAATATGACGAGTTTCGGACAAACGAGGCAAAGGAATGGAAGCGTGAAATGCAGGCCAAGGGTATCACGATCCTTAAAGAACCAGATTGGAAACGAGGTGAGGACATCCGTGAGCTGGTGATGGATTCACAATACGTGTTCGGACTGGGTGCTTGTGACTATGAGGTTGCAGCGTTCGGAAAGATTGGTGAAACTCTTATCAAGGGCATGGTGGATATTCTTCCCCACCGAGGCGAGACGTTGGTTGATCTTAAAGTGACTTCAAACATTGGCGACGCTAACGAAATGCAGCGGCTGGTCTATAACATGGGCTACCATTGGCAGGCAGCCTTGTATCTTGATCTAGTCAATGGGCTAAGTGACGGAGAAATTAAACAGTCGTTTGAATTTCTGTTTATTGAGGATACTTATCCACATGAAATGGCAGTCGTTCGCTTGTCAGATTCCTTCATTGAGAAAGGGCGTGAGGGCTATATGAACGCTGTTGCTAAGTGGCAAAATGCAGTTTTCAGTAAAAAGTTCTCGCCAAAGCATGAGAATGTATTAGAAATTAATCCGCCTGCTTGGGCATAAACAAAATAATTAAAATGAGCAAACTAATTACAATAAGTATTGATGTAACATCTATCCCACGGGATAAGATTAAGCCGCATACTAACGGGAAAAGCTACGTAGCTATGGATGTATGGGTGAATGACGATGTTGATAAGTTCGGCAAGGACGTATCCGTAAACATTAGCCAGAGCAAGGAAGAGCGTGAGACAAGAACTAAAAAGGTCTATGTCGGAGGAGGTAACACTAAGTTTGGCTTTGGTGATTCAGCATCTAATAAAGCACCAGCTAACAATAGCGCGACAAATGACGACTTTGACGATGTTCCATTTTAATCTATGAAAATTGAACCATTATTCCACACCAACGGTTACAAAGTATTGCAACCAGAAGATGCCACCAAGCTAGGCTATGAAAGCCTAACCGTAGTCTATAAAGTTGATTACAAAAACCCGATCATTGCCAAGAGTGAGAAGCACTTATGGGATTTACAATGCGAAACTGTCAGAGGATGCGATTGCGTTGTGGTCTTATTCCCAGATGGCTTTGAAATGTGGAGGCATACTTCCCAACTTAACCTTGACTATGAAACAGGCTTGAAATGCTCACGTTATTAACAAACAAATAGAAACTAATATGAAAAAGACACAAAACCAAATGATATTGAATGATCTAATCCGAGGACGTAAGATTACAGCCCTTGAATCACTTGAGCGACATGGTTGTATGCGACTTGCATCACGCATCCACGAACTCAAGAACGAGGGCTGGGAGATTGCCAAGAAGGAAGTCATTAAGAACGGCAAGCGTTACGCAGCTTACTTTCTCAAAGGAGGCAAAGCGGCTTGAGCGTCCACACGAACACAAAGAAACGCGCCATCAAAAAAGCCAAAGCAAGAGTGTCAAGATTGATTTATTGTGGCGGCTTTGATTGGCAATTTACCCTAGACGAGCAATACACCCAGCCAGCACCTTACAAGACAAGCCAGGCAAGAAGATGCCAAAAGCTAATTGACTTTGCCAGACTTGAACTTGGCTTATCACAAACTAAATACGAAGGCGGAAGCTGGATTAACTACCTATCATAATCATGGACAAATACCCACACATACTAGAAGAAGGCAAGAGCGGCAGACGGAATCTGCGTTTTATTAAAGCAATCAACGATGAAGATGGTTCAACCCATAAGCCGTATTCCGAACCGGATGAATGGGAGAATGTTAGGCACATCGTAGGCAATTTATACTACTGCTGGGATGATGATTACTTGTTTGGACAGGTGTTCGTTGCCGAATGGAGTTGAACTAGAAAGTTGCACGAAATACAATTAACCTAAAAAATTATGCCAGAATCAGAAGACCTCCGCCGTTACACAGCACCCCCAGACAACCCACCAGAAGGACGGACATACTACACTTCCGATATTCTTGACTACATCGAGTCTTGCTTCCCTGAGATGTCGATAAGTGCCTACCCAACCTATTCTATCGACGAAATCCGCGACATTCTAAAGGAAGCAGCCGACAACCTCACCGACGAAGATTACGGAATTGATACGATATGAAAACGCAAATCTACGTTGACGGAAAACTTATGTGCGATGATGATATTGTCCACTACACTATTGCCAACTACCCTAACCACACCACCAAGGAAATAGATGTTATTGATGCGAAGAATATGCTGGATGCGTTTGGACATACGGTTGAAGAATATGCCGTGAAGCCGTGTGTTGTAGGCATTGATAACGGCTTATCTGGGGGTATCGCTATCCTTAGCCAGCAGACGGGCGGAATTATCGCCATGACCCCAATGCCGTGCAAGGAACGCAAGGGTAAGAACGAGATTGATATTCAGGCAGTCAACCTATGGCTGATAAGAGAAATGCACGGAAGATTGAACTATGCCACGTATTACATCGAAGAACCTTGTGGAAGCAAGAGCCTTGGAGCTGCGTTGTCTATGGCATCCAGCTTTCACAGCCTGCGTGGGCTAATGGAGACTAAGAACCTTCATTGGCACGGCATCCAGGCAAGGCAATGGCAAAAGGAACTGATGGGTAAAACCAAGATTGCAGCCAGTAAAGAAAGCGAACAGGCTTTTGCGTTGGCTAACTGGAAAGACGAGAAGTTCCCTACGCTGAAACCAAAGGGCAAGAAGCTACACGATGGAATCATTGACGCTTGCCTCATAGCAGAGTTTGGAAGGAGACAAAGTGAATGAGCTACACTTATTTGCAGGAGCAGGGGGAGGGGTCATCGGCGGAATCCTTTGCGGACATACCGCAGTTTGTGCTGTCGAGATTGAACCTTACTGCCGAAAAGTCTTACTCCAAAGACAACGAGATGGAATCTTACCAAAGTTCCCAATCTGGGACGATGTGCAAACCTTCGATGGAAACCCGTGGCGAGGAAAAGTTGATGTTGTCTGCGGAGGATTCCCATGCCAAGACATATCAGCAGCAGGAAAAGGAGCAGGAATTGAAGGATCAAGATCAAGTATGTGGAAACACATGGCGAGAATCATTGGTGAAGTTCGACCTAAATACGCTTTCGTGGAAAACTCACCGATGCTTGTGGGAAGAGGACTTGGAACCGTCCTCTCTGACTTTGCCGAAATGGGGTATGATGCGAAGTGGGGTATTGTGGGAGCGCATCATGTCTCCGCTCCACACCGAAGAGACAGAATCTGGATTGTTGCTACCGACTCCAACTTGCGCGGATGCAACGATGGGAGCGATTCTGAACGACAATACGAAGTTCATCACTCTCAAGACGGGAAAACTGCGGAAGATCAGCAATCAGGGAGTTTCGGGCAGCATAGGCTTAGCGAGAACGGTTGCGATGTGGCCAACGCCGACTTGTCACATGAGCAAAGAACAAGACAGCCCATCAGAAGCAACCAGGAATACGCCAAGTTTGACTCATCTAGCACGTGGTGGAGACAAGACCCAGCCGAGACACCTGAATCCAACGTGGGTGGAAAAACTGATGGGATGGCCACAAAACTGGACGGAGGTAAAGCCCATGATTGACTTTCAATTTATTTCGTGGATTATGGGGTTCTGTGAGTGCGAAAATACAAGAACCAAAGAAATCATGCGAGTGCTGCGGAACTCAAATGGAGCGCAAAACTTTCAACGGAAGGCTGGAAGACCTATCAGCATTCAAGAAGCGGAGATTCTGCTCTCTCTCATGTTCCAACACGAGATCGGATCTGACGAAGCATGGTTACTCATGGAGGGCGAGGAAGCACCTCAAGGAGAAGTGCGAGGCGTGCGGATACAAGCGGGCATTGCAAGCTCACCACATCGACCAGGACATCAGGAACAACCAGCCGGAGAATATCCAGACGCTATGCAAACACTGTCACGACTTCTGGCATACGACGGCGAAGCGGCTTGGAAAGATCAAAGCTGGGAGAATGCCGTCCCTCGCGTAGCAACGGGGGTGGCCTCTAGGGTGGACAGACTTAAAGCCATTGGAAATGGACAAGTTCCAGCAGTGGCTGCACTTGCATGGAAACTATTAAAAGAATAAATAAATGACAGACACGCCAGAGACGGACATAACAACCAACCCGAACGAACTATGAACGACAGACCAAAACTTGTCATTTTAGATGGGCAGATCTTTGTTGAGAAAACTCCAAACTTGTTTGCATCACCAAAGGATTATCTGACCAACTGGCAATCTGAAAAAAACCACCCAAACGGAACGCAAGTGCGCGTTCTCACAGAAGATCTTTTCCAAGATTTGATCGCACTAGCAACAATGCCAACCATAGGATAATATGAA